AAAGAGTTGGTCAAGATCAAGAAGAAGGAAACCCGTCCAATCCCTAAATCCGAAAGACGCCGGTTCATTGCCATGGTGGCACGAGAGGCCAAAGCAGTGTTCGGAGTCCCTAAGCAAACGGAAGCAAACCGCCTGGCGGTTGGAGACAGGGTGAGGAAGATTATGAAGGAGCACGGACACCGGGCATCGCACATTGCGCGTGATGCACCCCTGGCGACTGAGTTGGTGTTTGCGAAATCTTCCTCCGATCGCGAAGCTGAGCGCTTCAGGTATTCGGATGAGCTCAAGGAAAACAATGACGTGTTACCTGGGCCATGGGAATATACCTGGGGTTGGCTCCTGGGGAAACCCTCCCACGACCTGCAGGGGTCTAAAACCTGCGAATGATGGGGCCCAGAGTACAGGACTGGGGTGCGAACAAAGAGTAAGCTGAGCGTGGGAGACGTAGCCAAGCATTACTCCGGAACTCGCGCCACTATGCGCAGTCAACGTACTTTGGGTAACCCTACCAAGAGGCGGATTAATATGCTAGTCGATGCTGGAGCCTACATCGACTTTTCCGTCCACGACAGTTGTCATGACAACTTGGAACGAGCTTTATTGGAGAGAGTGTATTTTGTACAGAGAAATGGTGTATTCACCCGCCCTCCCCTACCGAAGCCGAACCTGATACGTAAGAGTCTGAGCGAGTTCTCGAAGCTTATGCGTAAGAAACTTCCTTCCCTCACCCCGTGGTCCATGGAGCAATTCGTGGATTCCTACAGTGGTCATAAGAGAGTCATCTACGCTAAGGCGGCTGAGAGCCTGACCGTCACGGGCGTTACCCGTAAGGATTCATACATATCGGCGTTTGTCAAGGCTGAAAAGGTTAACTTTACCAGTAAACCCGACCCCGCACCAAGGGTCATTCAGCCTCGTTCGCCCAGGTATAATGTAGCTGTCGGCATGTACATAAGGCCAATTGAACATATAATATACTGTAAAATAGCTAGTATCTTTGGGGCACCTACGGTAGCCAAGGGGTACAACGCGGATCGAATGGGAGCATTGTTCGCAGCAAAGTGGAAGAAATATTCCAAACCAGTAGCCGTGGGCCTGGACGCGTCAAGGTTTGACCAACACATATCTGTGGATGCTCTGAAGTGGGAGCATTCAATTTATTTGGCGGCTTACCAAAACGATCCAGAACTGCGTAAATTACTGGGTTGGCAGCTCAGCAACACAGGGTTTGGGCGCACGAGTGATGGGACCATCAAATACACCACAGAGGGGTGTAGGATGTCCGGGGACATGAACACTGCCCTCGGGAACTGTCTCATCATGTGCGCGTTGGTCTGGGCGTATTTCAAGTCTATTGGTGTCGCTGTGGACCTGGTGAACAATGGTGATGATTGCGTGGTGATATTTGAGAGCGGGTTTTTGTCCAGGTTGGAGTCACTCCCAACTTGGTTCGAAAACCATGGCTTCACGATGAAGGTTGAACCACCAGTCTACAGGCTTGAAGAGATCGAGTTTTGCCAAATGCACCCAATCCAATTCGAACCAACGCGTTGGACCATGATGAGGGACCCTCGGGTCTGTGTCAGCAAGGATCTGTTGTCTGTTAAGAACGTGAGCACTGAGGGTGCTTGGAAGTTCTACATGCAGGCAATCAGTGATTGCGGCCAGGCGTGTGCGGGGGATCTTCCCATAGTTGGAGCGATGTACCAGATGATGGACGTCGGTGGGAAGAAGAAGGTTGGAAAAGGACCAGAGACAGGATTCGAGTATCTTGCGATGAACATGACGCGCACCTTCGGTGAGCCGACACCACTATCGCGGTACTCTGTCTACCTTGCCTTTGGGATAAGACCTGATCGCCAAGTCGCCTTGGAACAATGGTACCGGTCAGGGGGTCTACAGTATGATCCCCGTCCCGTTGATGTGTTTAAAAGAAATCCAGAATTATACGAATTGTAAATAAAATCACTTGTAAATAACGAACACATTAGCGAACAAAGAAAATCACATACTAGAAAATTAATGCAAAATACTGTCAAAAATGACGAGACGAAACAACAACAACAACAACAGGAGA